CGCAACCCCCCCCCGCCTCCCGCTGAAATCGGCATCAAAGCTGATTCAGTGGGTGCGCACCATCTGGTTGTCCAGTACCAGGAAGACAAATGTCTTCAAGGGAAAAGACTCCCAAGGTGGCGCGCAGGCAGGGGGCCCCTGGTTTAGGAAACTCAAGATCGCTCTCGAGTCTCCCGGCCAGGGTCAAGGTGTCTTAGATAACCGTAAGGTTGTAAAAAGGGACTTCCGCGTTATAATGGAAGCCTTCGTACTCACTCATGGATATCCTCTGTCTTGGAAATCAGCACCACTGTTGGCACGGCGAGTGACCCACTACATTGTTAATATAGTGCATAATGGTCCCAAAGCCGTGTCCGAGCTCTGCCACGCATGGCGGCAGGCAGCCCTTGGTGACAACGGTCCGAAGAAGCATTACAGAGGCAAAGAGAAAGAATCTCTCTTTGCAGCATCAACCCTCAAGAGGGGCCTCCTATGGAAGCTTAATGATGCGGCAAAGGCCACTGCAATCAAGGCTGCTTCTGCACGTTGGCACCTACCCGCGATTGAGACCCCGAAGTGGATACAAGATTCACTCAAGGAATATATTCTCAATGTCATCGGGCCAGCATGTGCAAAATCCAAGTCAGATCCCCACTATCCACTCCCAAGCTATAATGCCTGTATAGGCTACACGAGAAAGGCGAAAGGATGTTATCAAGCATTGCTTGAACGCTATCATGGCGATGAAGCTCCGTGGTTTGAAATTAAACAACCACTACTCCACCACCCTGAGAACGCACTCCTAGCCAACATCTTACACTCTGATCCGGAAACTGCCTTTTTCAAGGACAGAATCCTACATGGACCATCGTGTAGACTCCGAGTGGAGTCCGTGTTGCCTCCCCAAACATGGGCCAACCTAGCCAATGGGGTACAGCCAGTGTATGGGTGGAGAGTATCGGAGCAGCAAGCGCCCACAACGGGGCGGGGCTATGCCCTTGCCGTAATGGGGGAAACTGCTACTCCTCATCTCGAACCCCTAGCACTGGTTGAGAGTGGTGCAAAGATCCGCGTTGCCACCCTCCATGATGCTCCCTCCGTCCATGGAAGTCGTCTCCTGACTGCATGCTTCCTTCCCCTACTAAAGGGACTGAAGTGCACAGGTGACATCCTCAATGGCAGAGAGATCAAGCTCGACGCTCAACACACGGAAGCGCAACTCTACTCCGCTGACCTTTCGGCAGCGACAGACTTCATCCACCATGATCTCGCCCGACAGTGTTGGACACTGTGGTGCAAGTCCCAAGGGACTGACATGCGGTTACATGAGATGGGATGGAGACTGCTTGGACCTCACTGGAATACCGCGAGTCAAAAGATGACATCACGAGGCATCCATATGGGTGAGGGCATCAGCTGGCCAATACTTTGCCTCATCAACGGATGGGCAGCATG